CATCTTTTTCAATGCCTCCGCATAGTTCTAGCGTTATATCTAAATAAGGTTTTATTAATTTGTCTTGTTTATCTTCATCTTGAATTTTTCCATAAATATTTTCATTCATTCCCATAAATAAATTATATATATCTTTTTCTTCTGGTTGATTAATATTATAAGGTATAAAATCATATTTTCTAAAAATTTTTTGATTAGGATCAGAACTCCATTTGTCCCAAAAATTTATAGGATTATTCATTTGAGAAAAAAAACCACTTTCAATAGGTTTTAAAAGACTTGATACACTTTGAGGCGAATAAATATTTGGTGTTTTATCATTACCATTTTGAAAAATAAAACAAGTATCGGGAGTAATAATTTTGCATAAAAATAATTCAATATAAGTTTTTCTTAATTCGTAAGTTTCTTTTTGTGTTTTTCCTTTTAATTGAGAACAATATAATTGATTATAATAATCAATATTTTTAAAACCATAATTAGAAAAATCATATAGTTTTTCTTCAATATCATATTCATAAAATGGTTTCATTTTTTTAATTTCAAATTCAACTCTATAATTTGTTTTTTCAAAGCAGTAATCACTAACTTTTATTAAATCTTCTTTTGTAATATTCTTTTTTAAAATTAAACAACCATCAAAAATTAAAGTTTCAACCTGAAAATTTAAATCAGTTAATTTATTTTTTGCATTCATTAAAATATTATCTTCTATATCTTGATATAATATTGCCATAACTTGAGCGGTTGGATTTGTAAAATCTTTGTCTTTAAATTTTTTAATTTGTTTTTCTAAATCTTTGTTAAGTGCCACTATTAGATTTGATATAATTTTAAATTCATCTCTTAATTCATAAACAAATTTGGGGATTGTTCCTTGAATTTCATTTTCAGTGATAAAGTTTTCAATGCTTCCTAAAAATGTTATTTTTAAAATTAAGTTTTTTGCTAAATCTCTTGACATATTACAAGAATTCATAATTTCGTTTAAATTCTCTTCTCGTTTTTCATTAAATTTATTTAGAATATTAGATTGAATATTATTTTTTTCACAATACTGAGATAAAATAGTTAGACCACAATTTTTTATATCAATATCTAAATGAGAATCATAAACTAATGATTTTCTTATATTTCTACTAAAATTTTGTAATGATAAAGATTTTTCAGCATATCTTCGTCCAATACCACAACCTTTTTTAGAATATGAAACCCTAAATTTTTTTGAACCTTTATTATAATTTTTTAAATAACTCTTTAATAATTTTACATCTTGTTCAATAACATCAGGGTGATTTATTAAAGACTTAACACGCTCAATACAAACTGTTTCTTCTAAAATTAAAACAGAATTTTTTTCAATAGTTGAATTCATTTTTTTAAAATTACTTTATAAAGTTATATATAGAAATTATTTTTAAATATTTTTTTTAAATTATAAATTAATTAAATTATAATTTAAAAAAATTTAATCCTTAATATTTTAAATTTTAAAAGTGCGTTTTTATTTCAATCCCTTTAATTCTTTTATTAATTCTATCATTTTTTCAATTGTATTAAAATTTTGTAATATTTGCAAATTTCTAATAATTGGATTTGTTTGTAATCTTCCTTTAAATTTTAATTTAATTAATGCGTTTTTTATTTTTTCAGTTCCTGATACAAATAATAATCGCTGTAATTCATTAGAAATTATATCAGGATTCTCTATTTCTTTTTCATCTTCTTCTTCTTCTTCTTCTTTTTGTTTTTTTTGTTTTTGTTTCTTTACTTTAACCATTTTTGAAAATATTTTTGGGTCAGCTGCCCTTGGCAGCTCTAAAACCCCTTTCAGGGGTTTTTCTTCTTCTTTGTTTTTCATTTCTTCTTTCATTTTTCTATATGCCGGGGCTGCTTCAGTTATGGCACACGAATAAGAAATATTATTATCTTTTGCATACTGTCTTAAAAATAAAATCCATCTGTTCGCCATTTTATTATAAATATTATATATTATTAATAGATAATATTTTAAATAAAATATTTTTATATTTTTATTAATTCATATAAATCATAATCAGGTTTTCCTTTTGATGTTGCCTTTAAATTCCCCATAATTAAAGAATAAACCCTTCCAAATCCCCACTGCTCGGCACTCATTCTATTAGATTTTGAAAATCCTCCTTTTCGCTTTGAACCATCTAAGCTCCTAACAGATTCGGGGTTACTTTTCCATGCTCCTAAACCTCTATTATAAGCATTATTAATAATAGATAATTTTATATTTGTTATTTTAGATAATTCATATAATGAATGACTTTCATTTTTATCAAATCCATATTTTAAATTAAATTTATTTTTAAAAGTCGTCATAATATATATATAATATTTTTATATTTTTAATTTTTATATTTTTAATTTTGTGCTCGATATTTTTAGGGTGCGTTTAATTTTAATTTATTTATATTTATTCATTTTAATCATACCTCTTCCTATAATCATATTTTGATTAAGTCTATCTAATATATCAACTTTATGCTCTGTTATAGGATTATTTGTTTTATTTTCTATATTAATCATATGTTTGTTAGACCATTTAGGATACAAAACTGAATTTAATATTTTTTTTGGTGCTACAAGTTGAGATACAACATCTGCCTTACTTCTTATTATGTATTCATTATTTTTTAAATTTGCGTTTTTATATGCTGGATTAAGACTTATACAATTACGAACATCATTAGAACATAGATTATTTACAATAACTCCAGATTGACTATGTCCCAATAATTCGAATTGATAATTTATATATTTTTTCATTGAGTCCCTATACATTTTTAATGCAGTTTGAAATCGAGGTGTTAATTTGTATGAGGATGAATTTGCAAGAAAAATTAAATTATTTACCCAATCACTTCCTAAATTTTCCATGCCAGTTCCGCGAAAAGATAGAATAACTTTTTTTAATTCTTCATTAACATATACTTTACCATATAAATTTGATAAATTTTCGTCTAAAACATAACCAAGTAAATTTTTCGGTGCTTCTTCAAGATAACTACTTTGAATAAAATTTTTAATTTCATTTATTTTCAATCCATTTCCTGATATTTTATAAAAATTATTCATTATATAATATTCAATAACAAAAAAATATTAAATTAATTTTTTATTCAATACTCCAATCATTATTTTTTATTCTTCTTTTAAAATCTTTAATACTATCTTTTAAAGTTTCTTTGTTCCATAATAAAAAAATCGATAAATAACCTGGTCGACTATAGTCATTTGTTCTTAAATCTTTCAAATGTCTTTTTATGTAATTTTTTTTTGATTTTTTATCATTATGATCTATATATGTACCATTCTTTGAATTTGTTTGTCCGAATTTTGTTGTTTTTCCATTTGAAAAAAGGGCGATAAATCTCTTATTTTCATTTATTTCTTTTATAGATATTAACATTTATATAATATAAATATTTTATTTTTAAAAAAAATATATATTTACTCGATTATAAAATAATCTAAAAAATTCATTCGATATCTTTCATTTCCAGATTTATCAAGGTTTATTATCATGGTATCAAATTTTTTTTTTGTTGCTTTATTATACATATATAATAATTGTTCTTTGCTTATTCCAATACTACATTCTCTTAATATACTGTTTATATCTCTAGTTCCTCCTAATTTTAGAATGACACAATAATTTACATTTTGTCGAATAATCTTCGGTGTATTGTAATAGGATTGACTTAAAAACATTATAGACGCTGATTTTTTTCTGCCTCTTATAAAATATTCGCTTATGATAGGGTGTTTCTTTAAATCGGTAACCATATCATCGAATATTATTAAAGTCTGTTTGCAATTATTTAACTCATTTATAGCTGGTAATTTATCTAAATTTTCATGCACATCAATAAGTCCCTTAGATTTGTCACTTAAATATTGGTACAACGGTTCATCGCGTGATTTGCAAAAAATATAGATATTATCAAAAGTTCCTTCAGTTCCTTTACAAAACAAAGTAATTAAATTTGTTAAAAAATTACTTTTTCCACTTCCACTCGGTGCGATCACTAAGGCCCGAAACGGCACATCAAAATTATGCAAATGATAATTTGGATTTTCCCCTTGAATACAATATTTTTTAACTTCTTTTTTAGTATAAAAATTTTCCATTATTATTATAAATTAGAAATTAAAAAATATAAAAAATATAAAAAAAATATTCATTAAAAATATTTGCTTAAGCAGTTTTGTAAGCACTTTTTGAAAAGTGCATCTAATAATCCATTTCTAAAAATATATTTAATATTTCATTAAATTCTGATAATGATATCATTTTATTATTTTTCATTTTTATTAAAATCATTTTAAACTTTTTTAAAATTTCGGGTGAGTTGTTCCCTGCCATAATAGACCCTCTTAGTTTAAAGAATTCATCTTTCAATTTCTCTTCTTGATTTTTTAAAGTGCTTGGTATTTCAAATAATTCAGTTATATGTAATTTTTTTCCAATATTATATAAATCATTTTTTTCATTTTCATCTAACTTATCAACATCGCTGTAATTAATAATTTCTTTTTTATTTATTTTTAAAAGAATATCTCTAATATTTTTGCTAATCATTTGACTTTTTACATTATTTACTTGGTTTTCATTTTCGGATCTAATTTGTAATTTTCCTCCTAATAGTTTTTCTTTATTTGCTTTATATTTCCCTAATTTTAAATACTTGTCAGCCTTGACTTCTTCGCTTATTAAACCTCTTCCTATTATTTTTCTTCTTTGTTTCATTCCGCTTCCTTGAGTTCTTAATAATCTTATATATTTCACAAATAAGTTATAATTTGTGTCTTGAATCTCTTCGTTGTTTTCAGTTACTTCAAGAAAAGCCACAATAACTTTTTGGTAAAATTTGTATCTTACTTCTTTTTTGTCTTTTTCTGGTTCCTTGTTTAGTTTCTCTTTAATATATTCTTTTAATTTCTGATTAAGAATTGTTTGTGGTATTACTTTACCTTTACTCGAAAAATAATTAGCATCATCATGAACAACTAATCCAAATATTTTGTTTTTTATCGTAACCACTCCCAAGGTGGATGATCCTTTTAATTTAAATATTGTATTCTCTAAAAATTTATCTGCTTTTATTTCTTCTGTTGCTCCTTCGTCTTCGTCGGATAAACCAGACAAAACTGATACTCCTTCATCGGTTTTAGTGTCGGTCTCTCCTAATGTCGTTCCTTCTTCTCCTTGATCTGCTGCTTGTTCTTCTTCTTCTTCATCACCAGAAAAGAATCCTTCATCAACTGCTGCTTGTGGCTTCAAGTTATCTCCTGGTATATTTTCTTCTACTATGTCACGCATTTCTTTTTGATCTTCTTTTAGTATTTCTTTATTTTTCTCTTGCAATTCTTTAACATTATAATTTTTTTTCAATTCATTAAAACTATTATTTAAAATATAATCATTGGCATTTTGATAATTATCTTTAATATATTGAATATATTCGTTTAATATTTTATTCATAATTAAAATATCATTGCTATTCAATTTATTAACAAAACTTTGAACTACATTTTTATTTAATTTTAATCTGGTATATAGTTGTTCTACTAAAAAATTTTTAATCACTAACGAATCAACAAAACTATTAAAAACTCCCTTCGCAGTTTTATCTTGATTTATTGGATCAAAATTAAGCGATGAATTATCAATAATTTTTTGATGTCTTTTTATATTTTGTTTTTTTTTTAAAAGATTTAAAAAATATTCATCAAATATTTTTTGCCTTTCTGCTTCTGTTTTTGCTTTATGAAACATTATTTTATATAATATAAATATATAAAAATAAAAAATTAAACTTTTTAAAAAAAAGTTTTTACAAAAATTACTGAGGTATATAATTTCATCTATGTTTTAGTATTAAAAAGATGAAAATAAAATGTAAAAATAATAAATTTACATTTTCAATTTTGTAAAAATAATAAATTTACATTTTCAATTTTGTAAAAATAATAAATTTATATTTTTTTATTAAAGTTTTTTTATAAATATAATAAATTTATAAAAAATTAAGTATAATATTTTTCATAATTTTTTCTATTTTATTAGTAATTTTATTAGTTTCTTTTTTATTATTATTATTTCCTACAATCATTTTTTGCTTTCTTTTATTTTTTAAGGTTTCTTTATTTTTTTCATAATAATCATGTGTATATTCTTTTATTTTATTTTTATTTTCTTGGTAATATTGTTTTTGATATGATAAACGATTTAATCGATTTTTATGATAATAACTAAACATTTATATTATACAAAGAAAAAAATTAAAATTAAATAAATTAAAATATAATATAAAAATTAAAATTAAATTAAAATATAATCATTATATATAATTAAAAAAAATGTCTTCTATAATAATTAATTCAACTCATATAACGGATACTGTTAATAATTCAACATTTGAAATAGAATTTGAACGAAGTATTGATTTAACAAATAAAAATATATCTTTAACAAGTGCCTCTCTATATTTTTCTTGGCGAAATATAACAAATTTTAATAATAAATTTTCATATATTTGGATTGATGATATTGAATATTATATAGTATTGCCTATTGGTTTTTATGAAATTACTGATATTGTTGCCTATTTACAATATATTATGGCTGTTAATAATCACATTATGACTAATATTGAAACTGGTAGTATTACTTATTTTATTGATTTAGTCATTTCAAATACTTTATATTCCATAGATATTTTAACATATCCTGTTCCAACATCGCTTCCTGCTGGTTTTACTTCCTCAATAACTTTTCCAATTGTTGCTAAAAATCCAATCTTAAAAATTCCTTCTGGCATGAATGATATATTAGGTTATGATATAGATTTTCAAACTGATGCTGCTTTTGAAATTAAAATCTATAATTCAACAAAAGCTCCAAATGTATCTCCTGATTCAAGTGTCCTAATTGTTTGCGACCAGGTTCAAAATCCATTTTCAAATTTAGGTGTTCTTTATGCTATTTCTCCTTCTGTTTCAATAGGTTCTTTAATTGTTGATAAACCATCCTATCCTATATATAGTAATTTAAAAAGTGGTTTTTATAATAGATTAACATTTAGAATTTTAAGCTCTAAAACATATAAACCAATGGAAGTATTAGATCCTGAAATTAATTTTATTTTTAGTATTAAAGAAAGTAATTGAAAAACCCCTGAAAGGGGTTTTAGAAGCGTCTTGGACGCTTGACAAATTAAAATAATAATAATAATTTTATAATAATTAAATCTTTTATTTGTTATAAAATTATAATATTTTATTTATTTATGGTTTTAATGGAAAGTCCATATCCTTAATCCAAGTTTCTGGCAAGTCCCTCAATTTCTGTCTATATTCAATCCATAAGTCTTTATCTTTAACATAATCAATCAATACTCTAAAATCACTTTCTGCTAACAGTTTATTTCTTTTTTCTCTCATTTCATCTTTTAAAATGAATTCATATAATTCATTCATTTTTTCTTCTGTTGGTTTTTCTGTTGTTTTATCATTCCATACTAAACTTTCATAAGTTTCTCCACACATCCACACTTTATCACTATAATATTTTAGACAAACTTTATCCATTATATATTATGATTAGATAATTTTATTTTTTTCTATTTTTTTAACCTATGCGATAACCCTCAAAGTGCGTCCAACCATTAGGTGCTAAAGTTGAGTTATAAGTAACCAAAATAGGTCCAACTATAACTCGTAATCTCATTTCGTCACCCACAACACAATCTTCAATTAGAAAGGTTGGAATAATACTAACACCACCAGTAAAACTACACTCATTTCTTCTTACGGTTACTCCATTTTTTTGATAATCTACTGTGTAAGCACTTGTAGAACCACTTTTAAACCAAGTGCCACCAAAAAAATATGTTCCAGCAACAGGAACTACATACTTATAATTTACGGAGTCGTATCCATTTCCAACATCATATTGCGTTGTATTATATGGTATATTATTTCCTGCTGACACACTAAAAACATTACCAACAGTATTATAGTATGCTTTAAAACGGATTGTATTAGATTGAGTTATAAGTCCGCTCACGGATAAATCACCTGTAATACTTTGATTTGCTGTAAAAGTATTTGCCGATGCGAGTTTTGCTGATAAATCGTCTTGCTTATCTACATAGAACTTTGAAGTTAGGTGGGTGTCTAAAGCGGGGGTTGTTGTTGATACTTGAACTAATGTTGCTTTTAAATTACCTGTAATTTCTTGACTTGTTGTAAAAATATTTGCCGAAGCAAGTTTTGCGGTTGAATCTAATGCCGCTTGTAAGCCGTCCGTCCTCGCAATCGTTAAACTTCCGTCAGTAATGGTTGCTTGTTTGGTTAAAATATTTGCTGTATTCGTCGCCAAATCTTCCGTATGACTTGCGGTTAGTGTATCTAATGAAGTCAATTCAGTAATTACATTCGTAGAACCAACGATTAAGTTTTCAGCGGTTAAATCACCTGCTAATTCTATATTATTTGCCGTTAAAGTTGTTTCAAAGGTTTCGTTTCTTAAACGAAGAGTATTTAAAATCCCGTAATCTAAAACCTCATAATCTGTATTTGTAGAGTTTAAAAAATTAATATTTTCCGAAATATTAAAACCTTCTAGTGTAATAGAAATATCAATCAGGTCTTGCTTCGTATTTATTTCAGTAATTACATTCGTTGAACCCACGATTAAGTTTTCAGCGGTTAAATTACCTGCTAATTCTATATTATTTGCCGTTAAAGTCGTTTCAAAGGTTTCGGTTCTTAACCGAAGAGTATTTAAAATCCCGTAATCCAAATACTCTGACAAGGTGTCAGCGGGGTTAGAAAAATTAAGATTGCCAAGTACATTAAAACCTTCTACTAAACTATCAAAATCAAGTGTGTCTTGCTTGGTTAAAATAGCCGCCGTATTCGAAGCAATATCATCCGTATGACCTTCGGTTAGTGTTTGTAGGGCAGTCGTTTTTGGTTCTTCTGCGTCTAACCTCGTATCCAACGATGTCAATTCAGTAATTATATTAGTAGAACCCACTATAATATTTTCAACAGTTAAATCACCTTTCATTATTACATCACCAGTAATTTCAGTATAAGATATTACATCTGCCTCTTCTGCGAAAGAAAAAGTGTTATTTACAATATTTGTAAGACTATTTGCTCCAACAAAATCTGTATAAGTGTCTATGGAAGGGAAATTATAACGATAGACCAATACTGCAGTGGATGTGATTACTGGCGTGGTTGCTAGTGGATTTATTAGAGTAGGGTCTTTTATAGAGTTATATAATTCTATTCCAAGTCCAACTGTTGTTTGTAAAGTATCATTACTATCCCTGCTATAAAAAACGAGTGCTTGTATATTATTTATATGTGTGTATGGAATGTTTTTTATAATGAGAGCACTATTAATACCCTCAGTTGATGAAGATAAAGCACCAAGGTCATCAATAATATTATTATAAGCATTCGTGGATAGAGTAGAAATATTTTGCGAATCAATATCCACCTCTTTATTCAACCAACTCGAAAAATAACTTGTTAAACCATTATTAACCATAATATTAACACCATTCACCCAACACTGAAGTTCTTTCACTCCTATTCTATCACTACCAATACCATTAATAGCAGTAGGTCGTCTTACAACAATTGTATCAAAAAATTGAGGTGTAGATATAATATTATTCACTTCTAAATGGTTTGTAGTTAAAGAATTACAAGTTAAATTTGTTGAAGAAGTAATAGTATTTTGCTTAGTTAAAATATTTGTTATATTTAAATCTATATCATCTTGTAAATCTGTTAATGAAGATTGTAAATTCAAAGTTTTAGAAATACTTAAACTTCCATCATTTATAATATCTTGCTTACTTTCAATTAAAGTTGCTATATTTCCAATAGGTAGAGTTAAACTCGTTTGAATATCTAAACTTCCATTTATCAATAAATTATTACTAATTGTTCCCCCTGTTTTTTGTAAATAACGAATATCTAATTCATCAATGTTTATATTTGAATTTGTTTGACTTGTTGAATTGAAATATACTCCTGTTAAATCAAAAAAATCATTACTATAATTTGAATTATTATAAGATGCCATTTTTTTTATTTTATATAATATAAAAATATAATTTTATTTTTTTATATTTTTATATTTTATAAAAAGAAAAAATGCTTACAATAAATCAGAAATATAAAATTAAAATACTTCCGAAAAAAGAATTAAATAATGATGTTGAAGAAATTCAATATAATACAAATATTGTTAATGGAAAAGGTATTAATGAATTAATTGAAAAAGTCAAAGATATGAAGATAAAAGAATTAAATAAAAAAAAGAATTCAAATAAAAAAATTTCATTTTAAAAAAATATAAAAAAATATAAAATTTAATTTAATTTATAATTCTATATTATATAAACAAAAATGTCTGCTATATCTGATCACATTCAATTAGAAAAATCAAAAGAAACAAAATATCCCCCTTTATTTAATAAACGAGAATGGTTGTATATTAATGATACAACCACTCAATATGACCAGGGGACATCAATTATTGAAACAGCTGCTCTTTCTAATAATGATAAATTTTTAGACTACAATGCTGGTTATTTAACTGTTCCTATTTTAATTACTTTAACTAATAATACTGCTACTACTGCTGGTTTGGCGGCTGATCCTGCTACTCTACCTTATACTCAATCACTTGGATTTAAACAATCATTTTTATCTATGATTAATTCTATTACTGTCGATCTAAATGGACAATCTATGGTTCAACAAAATCAACTTATAGATATTTACAATAATTTTCGTCTTTTAACAAATGAGAGTTGGACTTCTCAGAACCGATGGAGTACCATTGGATTTTACCCTGACTTGGTGAGCGAGGCCGGTTTATCTACTGCTAATAATAAATATGCCCCTGCAAATACTACTGCTAATAACGCTGACGCTAACGAAGGTTTAACTAAAAGAATAAGTTATATTAATTTGGATCATGAAGGAGTTTCTTTGGAAGGTGTTAATAGTTCATTAGTATCAAGTCTTATTTCAGAAGATCAAATTAAGCAATTATATTTATCTCATATTTCTAAAAAAGGTGTCGGAGTTCTTAATGTTAGTTCTCCTGTCGTTCAATACTCGGTTAAAGCTACTATTATGCTCAAAGATATTCATCCTCTTTTTGAAATAATACCTATATCTAAAAGTTTAAATTTTAAAATACAAATATTCTGGAACAACTCCGCTTTCACAGCGACTCATACCGCGACAGTCGGTGCTGTCGATGGTATTTACACAGCTCAATCTGCTCAATACCGTGCCTACAATGGAACTATCCCTTTAATGTTAAATAATTTTGTTTCTGGTTTTGGTGTTTCTAGTGCTGGAACTATAAGAGCGAGTGTTTATGTTGGTGACACTTGTCACGATTCAATTCAAAAATCAATTACTACAGGTTTATTGACTGGTGCTGTTGGAAAACAAGTTGAATTATGGGTCCCTGCGTATCAAATGTTGGTTGATGTTGACCGCGATTATTCTAATGGTCACAATAAAATAATAACTTATAATGATTATTATCAGTTTAGTCTTAAAGGTGTTGCTGCTAATGGCACTTTCAATCATTTAGTGTCTAATGGTATTGCTAATTTAAAAGCTTGTCTAATTGTTCCTATGCTTAGCAGTTTAAATAATAATGTTAATGTATTCGATGATGGTCTTCCGCAATCTTTTGCGCATATCAATCAATTCAACGTCATGGTGGGCGGGGCTAATGTTCTACATCAAGATTCGAGGTATGCTTATCAAGAATTTAATAATGAATTTTTTAATGAATTCGGCATTAATGGTAATCAATCGCCTGGTATTGGCTCTGGTTTAATTGATTTCAAGTCGTGGGTCAAGAAGCCGTATTACTATGTCAACTGTTCAAGGGTACCATTAGATCAACAGATGACGTATAGATCTTTACAAATTACAGGAACAAATTCGAGTGCTTTAGCAATGGATTATTACATCTTCGCAATTTATGAAAAGAATTTTAGTTTAGATATAATTTCTGGTGTTACTGCAAAAATCGGATTATAAAATTTATCATATTCTATAACAAATTTAAAATAAAACAAAATAAAAAAATAAAATAAAAATTGAATTAATAAAAAATAAAATTATTATATTATATATAAAATAATTTTATAAAATGAATAAAATTCAAATTGATTTATCAGAAGGTCAAAAATCAAAACTCCGTAATGGGCATTCTATTCGAATTTCTCCGAAAATGATTGGAAGTGGTGTTGATATGATAATTGATACCATGACTATGAATAATATGTTTAAAAAACTTGATAGAGGAAAAGGAATTGTAATGGGATTATCAAAAGCAGAAATTGATGAAAATAAAATGGAAGGAACAGGATTATTTGGATCGGGTAATAAATCAGGCAAAATTTCGAGGTTCAAAAAAGCGAACAAATGGGCCGGGTTTTCTGAAAATCTTGTCAATACTGGAATGGATTTAGGAGAAAGAGGGTTATCAATAATGAATAAACAAAAAGATAGACAATCGCCGATGGGACAACTTAAAGCTGCTTTTGGAGGAGAAATGGAAGGAGGAAAATTAAGTCTTTCTGGAATAAAAAAAACATATAATTCAAAAATTAAAAATTCTAAATTAGGAACTGCCTTGCGAAAAACAACTGGGAATATTCTTGGAGATATTTATGATAAAAGCGAAAATAAATTAGGAAAAAATAAATATACAATCCCTATAAGTGAATATATGAAAGATGAAAAAACTGGAAATGTAAATAAATTAACTAAACTTTCTGGGGTTGGATTGAGATTACAAGGCAATGGAATGCGTTTAAGTGGAGGAAGATCCTGTGGAATGTGTGGTGGCGGAGGTTATGATGATAAATTTATTTTTGCTAATCAAAGTTTATAAAAAAATTATAAAATATTAAAAAATAAAATATTAAATTAAAAAAATAAATTTATTATATAATATATAATTATAATATATAATAAAATGTTGAGTAATTTTGATATAGATTTATTAGTTAAAAAACTCGGAATAAAAAATTTTCAGGGATGTTTTTATAAAGATAAATTAAAAGAAATTAAATCTAATTCAAGTTATATATTAAATTTGAATAGCGAATTTGATGAAAATGGAAATAGAAATAAAGGAAGTCATTGGGTTGCCCTTTGTGTTGATGATGATAAACAAGGAATTTATTTTGATTCGTATGGATTAGACCCACCTAAAGAAATTAAAAATTTGTTAAAAAGTAATCAATATAAAATAGGAAATACAACTAAAAATATACAATCATTAATGAGTAATTTATGTGGTTTCTTCTGTCTTGCTTTTATATATTTTTTAAATATTTCTAAGTTTAGAACGAAGAATATAATATACGATGCATCAATTTATATCGATTTATTCGAAGATTTAGATTTGACTCATGATGTTTTTAAAAATGAATATGTTTTAAGTCTTTTCTTTTCAGACAAAGAAAGTAAGAAGTTATTATTCGAAAATAACAATATAGGAATGAATGAAAATAATAAAATTGATAATACATTTAATATAGAAGACAAGAAAATAAGAAAATGAAAATTTTGAAAATTACTTAAAAGATTGAGTTTATATAAGACTAAGTGAGATTATTTAATTTGTTAGAAAATGCCTAAAATTCCTTTGAATTATTCGACTTGTTGTATTTATAAGATAGAACATATTGAGAATGATAATTTAGTGTATGTAGGACATACTACAAATTTTACGAAAAGAAAATGCCAACATAAATATATCTCTAAAAGTGAAAAAAATAAGGTTCATAACTTCAAAGTTTATCAAATGATAAGTGATAATGGAGGATGGGATATGTTTAGAATGATTGAAATAGAAAAGTACCCGTGTAATGATAAAAGGGAAGCTGAGAAAAGAGAATGTGAAGTTATGAAAGAACTAAAAGCAAATATGAACTCGATAATGAGCTATACTAGTGACG